TCATTGTAATCGTGTCTTAGTCGCGCCGACATCACTCTCCCGATGTCGATGCCGTATTTTCCGCAAAAAGCCAAGAGCCGGAGCAGTGCGCCCGCAACCCGGTCCTCGACCGTGAATTGAATCTTATTCTCGTAGATGGTCTTGTAGTTCCCACTCCCCATCCCTTCCAAGGCCCCCTCCTGCATCCAGCCCTCCGACTCCGCCGCCAGCAAAACCCGGCCCAACTCCAGTTGGATCAGGGCGAGCTCCCTTGCGAAGAACGCCGGGTCCGCCGCAACGGGACACTTCTTCTGCAAGTCGTATTCCCCGTGTCTGTCCAGAAGCTCGCAGGCCATGCCCGCAATCGAGGTTAGTTGCTGGTAAGATTCGAAAGCCATGCCTTCTTCGCTTTTAACAGCCGCTTCTCCCAAGAGTCGAAGAAGGAGCCAAATTCGTACACTTTCTTCCGGAACTCCTGACGGTCACTGGCCCCGGATTTAGAGCACGAGATGTGGAGTTTTACCCTAAAAATACCATCCTTCTTCCGGCACTCCTCGTAGTACAAGTCCCCAGCCCCGATTTCGCGCTCGCAAAGCTCGCAGACGTGTGCCCTCCGCGCCCGGACGTAACGCCGCCCGATTACCTTAAAATCTTTCATATCGTTTAGGTTTAATTTGGTTCAGAATCCACTCCCGTCTCCTCGCCGCCAACTCTGTTCGCGCTTTCGAGGTGTTGGTGAAAACGGCAACAAACGTCTCCCCGACCCTGAGCACACAGCCTCCCTCCCTGACCGGAATCAGGCGGAGGTGCTCCTTAGCGGCCGCGCGTAGCTGTCTGAGTCTATAAGTGTTCATTCAAATATTCGTATAATTCCCGAAGGTCTTCTTGTTCCGAAACGAAGTCGATGTAGGGAGTGAAAACCGCATACGAGTATCGGTCGTGAGCGTTGTGAGAGCGGTAGTAGCCGAAGTGGTTCAGGAGAGCTCCGAAAGCCTTTTTGCTCATGGGAGGCAGAAAGGTTTCGTTCTTATTATCCATTAAAAAACGCTGGTATAAGGTATCAAAACTCAAACAGTGCCGTCGGTCCGTCTCCCTGCGGTACGGGCTCATATTCCGCTTCATCTCGAAGCGGTGGAAGAGCTCCTCGTTATGGCTGTACGGAACCATATACTCTGACTTTGGATTCTACGATTTCGTAGCCAAGATTCCGTATCACCTCAAAGAACTTCGGCCGATACGGTTTCGGCTCGATCTCCGCGATGATCGCGTCCACCGCAACGTGACCTCTATATATATGGTGCGGGTCCACCCTCGGAACCCAGTCCTTCGCCGCGAAGTACGCCTGCATCTTCGGGCCCCAGAAATCATTGTTGTACCTTGACATACTCTCCGTCGTTATTGTACAGCCGAAGGGAGTCCTCCGCGCTGAAAAGTGAAACATTCAGTGGCTTGTGGCGGCCGCGGTACCGGAATACCTCGAAACCGCATGCCCGCACGATGCGGCTGAACTCCACTAACGTCAGTCGTCCGTAGATCGGCTTCTTCTTCGCATCGCACCAAGACTTGAATGACTCCATCAAGCCCAAGAGCGTGACCGTACCCGGTGCCATGCAGACACGAGGGGTCGGAGAGATGAGGCAGGACTCCATATACTCCTCGAAAACTTCTTTATTTAAAGGTATAGACATGATGTTTAATGTTTAACTTCTGCAAATGTAAGAAACGTTTTTTACATGTGCAAGCAAATTGGATATTTTTTTTCACCCAAGTCGGAATTTCGGGAAAGTGTAACAAAACGAAAGCATAGTTTTTAAAAAAATTTAAGAAAGAAAAAAAAAACTCCCGAGACCTTGCAAAAAAAAATCCAGTTCAATAAGCGCTTCGAACTCGCTGATTTGGTGTGCATTCAAAAAAAAAGTTGTCATTTTCGGGGTATCTCCGTAAAAATGGGGTGCAAAACTTTTTTTTTTTTTTTGGAGAATAATTCCAAAAATGTAAAGTACTGATAATAGGCACTTTAGCTTTTTGTCCGAGGCCATTTATTAAAATATTCCAATTTATAAATTTGTAAAACGCTGATACAGAGCGAGTTATAAGTAACTATACAGGTAACTATACAGAAAAATATTTTGAAAGTTTTTTTTTACTAAAAATACGGAGTTAAAAGGATAATGAGGTATATTCGATAGTAGTGCATTGTGTATCAGCAAGTTTGATGCGATTGTTGAATTGGATTTTTCTTTTCAGTGTCTCGGGAGTTTTTTTTTACGTTTTTAAAATATTTTAAATAATGTTTAAACAGAAAAAAAACGTAAATCGCTGATAATCAATGAGTTATAATTATTAAAAATTTTTACTAATTTTTTAAAAAAAAAAAATAATACATCAGAGTCCACTTTTTGGACTGGGGACCGCGATGTACCCCCCCCCGCCCCTATGGTGGCCCCCGCCCCCGGATCGGTTCGCGCTGTCAGTCAGCACACAAACAGCCATAAAATTGCGGCTACAATGCGCACGGGGCCGATTTGGTCGTTTTTGTTTACACGGCCCGCAATCGCTTTTTAGAGCCGTTACAATTTACATAACGTTAGTTAGGTCGAATTCTGGAGCCTTTTTGCAAACCCTTGAAAACAAATGCGAAACGGTGAAAACGACCATTTTGACCCCCTCTAAACCCTTGATAATCAAGGAGTTACGCACAACTCCTTGATTATCAGATGTTTGTCCAAATTTGCTATATTTTATACACTTTTTACAATAAATTATTGCTTTCGATTTGTTACATTTTGGTACACGAAAAGTAACAAATCGAAACTTTGCCGCCATAAAAAGGAAGCACCACCCGCCGCAAACCTCCTAAAACCACCTATATTCGCCGTGTTTCCATTTTCGCCACAATTCACCGTATACCGCACCAAAACGGCCGTTTTCGTCTATTTCGACCGTTTTTGTTTAATAATAATATTCCACCTGCACGCCGCGTATTCTCTTATTCCCGCACCCTCGCGGCACCTGCCATTCTTGCCCCGTTTCCGTCGATTTGGCGGCGTTTCTCCTCTTGTCCGGTACTCGTGCCCGTTCAAAAGTTCAACGCGATAAAACAGCCCCCGTTTCGCTTCCGTTGTAAGTTGCTGACGTTAACCGATTTCGTCGATCTCCTTTCGGGTGGTATAACTGCCCGTATTTGGGAGATCGTCGAAATTTGGGGCGTTTCTTAAACATAGCCTAAAATCAATTGTTCATATTCTCCACAAAATCGGGTTCGCAACGGCAAATGCTGTTCAATTTGGATTATTTTTATAAAGTGCTCTTGCATATTCGAAAAACCTGTTCTATCTTTGCACCAGCAACCCACCCAAAGGCGTTGCACGTTCTTTCAAAGACTTTCCGCCCGCCTCGCTCGGGTCCTGCCTTAGTTCTTAGGCACGCCGGGCACGCATCCGCAACACACGAGGAATTGAAAACGGCATTTCGCTAAACCGCGATACTAACACTATCGAAGCCCTTGCCGCCCTACACATTTCCGGCCCGCACATGATGCACACGGAAAGCCGACCAGCCCGCCACGGGGCCGAAACCGTGGACGTTGGAAACCATGCCGCACCCGTCACGATACGACGAAAAAGGCTTGGCAGGGATAGGGACCCGAATAACCTGAGCGTTGCCCGCGTGTGATTGTACGAAAGGGCCGCAGTACCGGAATACGACTACTGCGAGAGATACCGGCATAGGCATTACACCAGTCACCGGGGCAAGAAAGGACGCAAACAACCCGCGTCCGGAGAGCGAAAGAGGTTGTAATATTTGGTCCGGATTAATTCAGAATTGAGGCGGCAACGCTTGCGGTTCGCTTACCGCGCCGGACCTCTAATCACTAATATTTTAGGTATGAAATGGAATAGCCGCCGGGCCGCTTCGATTTTCTTTTGGGCTTGCTTTCTCGGGGCCTTAATTATGTCATTAATCGTAACCAGTGAATTATGAAAAATTTCAAATTTGACCTTAACGCAAAGGTCGCGATCTATGTTCCCAGCACCACGGACGTTAATGTCCCGACCGATAACAAAAAGTTCGTAAACAAAGCGATGACCAAATTTTCGGAGTGGTTCGGGGGCTGTACCTCAACTCCGGCGGTCGGGGGTTGGGTGTCGAATTCGGGTGCGCTTGTGGTCGAAAATGTGACTATCGTGTACGCTTTTTGCACCCCGGAATCCTTCGGGGAGCACTTCGAAGAGGTCATGCGGTTAGCAACTGAAATCCGCGACGAGATGAAGCAAGAAGCGGTAACATTAGAGTATAACGGACAAGTCAAATTCGTGTAGTCATGGACAAGGGAATGAAAAAAGTGGTCAATCTTGTGACTAATTACATGTCGGCACTTTGCGAAACGGGGCGCGTTCCCGGTCGCGTGGATCGTAATATCGAAGCCGGGACCGCCGTCTATTTTCCGGGCGGCGGTGCGGCGGAGGTCATAGGAAGCCCGGAGGATTGCGCACGGGTATTAAACGAGTATTTTCTATGACACTGAAAAACGCGGTAACGAAGGGTGTGAAGGCGTGGCGGGATCGTCGCGTCGGGTACTGGCTTTGTATCGACCCAAAGACGGGCGAATACTACCTACTGACTTCGGCGACGGAGGCAGAAGAGAAGGAGGCGGTCAAGTATTTACGGGCACGCAATTACACACACTTTAAACTATCGAAACAATGCGCACTGAAACGATAACGATTTACAGCTACTCCGAACTTTCGGAGGAGGCGAAGACCACGGCTTACAAGGCGTGGGAACCCGACTATGCGTTCGAGGCCGACAACCGCCGCACGTTGGAGGCATTCTGTGACGCCTTCGGAATCGAGGTGACGGAGTACCTATACGACGCCTACTGTTATGAATATCAGTGGACGGGCGACAAGGAGATTAAGGGGCCGGAACTTGAGGAGTACGTCCGCCACCGCCTCGCCCTCTTCGAGCCGACCGGGTATTATTTGGACGAAACGATCCTCGGCCCGGCGAAACAACCGACAGACGGAAAGGACTTCGGCGACGTCGTCGAGGAGTGTTTAGAGGCGTTTTTCTCGGCGTGCTGTGAAGACGTCAAATATACGCAAAGCCAAGAATATTTCGCGGACTTCGCGGAGAATAACGAATTTGAATTTTACGAAAATGGTATTTGTATACGACATCGGTAAAAGCCGCTGGCAGGCGGACTTCGGCCGCGAATCGCTGGAGTTCGGGCGCGATCACTTCACCATCGACACCGGGAACTATGTCATCACGGTGGACCCCAAGAAGTACCGGATTTTCGACCGGGCGGCGGGAAAACCGCTCGTGAACGGGGTGGTCCGGATCGACGAACAAGACATGAAAGACATTTTGGCCGCCGCGCCTAAGAGCCAGCGCGGATGGATTCGAACCCGGCTCGGGTATATGGTAGTAGTATGACACAAGAAGAATATCGCCGGAGCGTTAAGAGCGGCGGCATGTACACGACGCGCGACGTTTACGGGAACCCGCGCTTCATCATCCACTTCCTCGATCTGGTCCACGAGGATCACCCCGGCGACCATTGCGATAAAATGGAATCGGCCCGCCGGATGGCGAACAAGCACGGCGGGCGTAAGTACCGCGGCCGAGTATTCGGCGGGGGCTTCGTTTTTCAAGTGTACGGGCTGGATTTGTTAATCGACGAACTCTACAACGACATCTATAAAAAGGATCGCTAAATACGAGACCAACGACGGCCACCTCTTCGATACTCGGGAGGAGGCCGCATTTCTCACGCGCTTCTTAACAAGAGGTGGAGCGAGATCGGGGGACTGGGTCCTCGACAACCTCAAGACATTCAAAGAATTAATCGAACTTAATAACGAACTGAAAGATGAAACTGACGAATGAACAGATCATTGCCGCCGCCGAAGCGCGGGGCTGGATCAACGAAAACGAAATTGCCACCTTGAAGCGGCGACAGAACCGGGGCGAGCGAATCCAGATCGAGAACCCTATCCCGGTCAGCTATGACCAAGCGAAAAAGGGGTTCGCGTGGTTGTGGGATAAGTACCGGACGCCGAGGGGTGCCGAGCGCAAGAACAACCCCTTCACGAATCCGGAGGAAAAGGCGTTGGAGTGGGCGAAGATGCACGGGGCCCGTTTCACCTTCAACGGCTTCTACGCGACCGGAAACAACTGGTATGAACCGATTTACGAACTTATCACGCCGATCTGCGACATTCAATACATCGCCAGCCTCGGCCAATTCCAAAGAGCATGAACACAAAATCCTTTTCCGAGGTTGCGAATAAAGTAATGGCCCGGATAGAAAGAGTAGCGAGGTACGAGGGGGTAGTCACTGAAATATTGAGCCGCGTTTTGGGCGACGAAGACATCCCGACCCCCTGCATCGAGGTAGACACGGACGAAAATGTGAACCTTGTGTACGAACTCAAAGAGGCACCGAAAACCAGTCGGATAACGATACTTGCGGCCGTGTTCCCCAGCATGACGAACAAGGGCGGCAACAAACTCAAAATATATTACGATGATATTTTCTAAAAACGAGCAGGAGTTCATAGTCGAACAAATGCGGCGCGTCGGTATCGAAGTGTACGCGGCAACGGAACATTTCGTGACCTGCAAGGGGGCTTCGTGGGTTCCCTATGCGGTCGCGGTGGCGAAACGAGCGAATGCAAAGGTAGAAGTCTTCAAAGAGCCTACCGGAGGGTTCTGCTACAAGTTCCAGCCCGATCTCGGGTCGTGGACGTGTGTAGACTCCCACCGTATCACCTTCATGCGGCACAACAAGATCGAGAAGCGTTTCGAGCGTCTCCGGGTCAAGGACGTTGACGACAAATACACCCGGTATATCAATCGGGAGCAGACCAAACAAGGTGAGTATATTCCACTGAGACTTAAAATATACCGCTCCGAATCGTGGGAGCACTCCGAGATCGAAGAGGCGGCCGTCGAATCGTTTTTGAAGGATAACGGGGATTCCTACATCATGGAGGAAATGATCCTCGCGGCAAACTTTCTTATGCCATGAAGAAATTCATTATATTGCCGGACGAGTGCACCGACATCCGAGCAAGTAATTACAACTGGCGTTTCAAGTTCCTGCACTTCTACCGCGATGGCGACCGATTCGGTTACGTCGAGGTAGGGGACGAGCGACACATCGAGGAGTACATCCCGGCATTTCGAAACACGCAAGACTTACAGATAAAGTGCTTCAAGTGTTTCGGGAACCGGGTGAGCCTCAACAAGACGAAGGAAATTTACAAGGGCATCGACAAGGTAGCGGAGACCGTGCAGGACTTCGCCGACCGAAAATGGCCCGAATACCGTGCCGCTGTTCGGGCGGCCGAGGAGAAAGAAGCAGACGAAATTTTAAAACAGGTATTATGCAACATGTAGAGATCGGACAGAAAGTTGTCCGGAGCAAAGGGGATTATGTTGTCGGCCGGATCGGTGAGGTCGTGGAGATCGACAACGAGAAGAAGCGGGCGCGGGTCTACTGGCTCAGCGAAAACCTGCGGACGTGGGTAAAGTTCGACGTCATCGAGGACATCAACATCCCCTACATCATCACGCACGCCGGGCGGTTCCCGAAATACGAGCGGCGATGAAACGAATCATCGAGCGGCGGACGAACGTAGACTTCTGCAAGCGTGTAGAAGTCTGGCAAGGGTACAGAATCATCGACCGATACCTAACCACTCCGGGCTGGAAACTGGAAGGCTTCACGGCGGTGAACCCGAGAACGGACACTCCTATCTTCGGCAAGACGTGGGGTAACAATTACGAGGGTTTTCTTTCGAACCTTGCCATCCAAAGTCCGGACAAGTTCCCGCCCGATATCGCGTGGCGACGGTATCTGGACTACTTCTGCCGCCAACGAATACTTCCCGGTCCCGTGATAGCAAAAGACTACGAGGAGGCCATGCAATATGGCGAAGTGTCGCATCATTACGAACTGAGCATTGAAGGCCACACCGCGACCGTGACCTTCGACAAGTACTACACATTTAAACTGACAAAACTATGACACTGAATCAAGCGATCAAGACGCTGAACATCGAGGGCCGCCGACTGACGGTCCCCAGCGTCCGCAAACTTACCGGAATCAAGAGCGACACGGTGATCCGGGCCGCGATAGACAAATTTAAGGCCGATTTGAGGCGCAAAGAGAAAGAAGCGGAGGAGAAGTCCCAGATGGATGTGAAATACGCTGAAATCGTCGTAAGATGGCGAAAAAACCGCACATGGGGATCGACCTGCACCGCCGAGGCAAAGGTAGAGACCAAGAACGGAGAGTGGCACTACTTCACCTCCCCCGTCGTGAGCGGTTGCGGGTACGACAAGCATTCGCAGGCCCTCTCCTACGTCTTCAACGCCTTTTTCAAGGGCATGATCTGGCGACTGACCCCGGCCAAGGTCCGGCGGCGGGCGGAGAAAATGGGGCCGTACTACACCTCGCGTGGTAAAGGCAGGTGGGTAGGAGTCCCGTGTGCCATTTGCATCAGCGACTATGGCCGCTACTGGCAGGGAGCCATCGGGACGGGTCCCTATATGGAGGCCGTGGAATTTTTGGGTGGCAAGATGCGGCATACATACTGCTCGGACGACCTCGACATCTGGACAATAAAATTCTAAATATATGCTGACAATCTTAATCTATGCCGTCGCGTTCCTGACCTTCGGGTCGGAACTCTTCGGCAACTACGACGGAAAAAAATGAAAATCGGAGATGTTTATATTCACACGATAACCAACACCCGGCTCCGGGTCGAGGAGATCGTGGATGAACGAAAGGGGGATTTTACGGCGTACTTGAGACCCGAAGACCCGACGTGCAGGAGCATGTACGGGTATATGGCGGATCACGGACGCTACCCCTTTCCGGTGAAATTTGTCGAGGAGGAACTCGAAAAAGAAAACGGATCGTTTAAACGAGGATAGCCATGAAGGTAGGAGACACTTATATGTACTTGCCCGAGGAGGTCATCCTGCGGGTGAACAAGATCGAAGGAGATACGGTTTTTATGGGCCCGAAATACCGCTGTCTTCGGTTCTTATGGAGCGGCAAGAAGGGCTACCCGTTCAGAATCGACCATGTAGAAAACGAACAAGGACCATTTAAAAAGGTGAGACAATGAAATTCAACAGAAAAATCATGCACTTCCATCCCAGCAGGCCCGACCGCTTGCTGGGGTTCAACCAGTCCGGAGAACTTTGGGCCGTGGTTGGAAATATCGAGTTTAGCAACACCCGACCGATAGGCGGCTGGGTTCGGCTGTACGGCGACGATAGTGCCACAATCACCACCATCGAAAATAACGCGATCGGAACGATCAAGGTGCGAAAAGTGTTTTCGGTGCAGAAATCCATCATCGAGACTGTTGTCGAAGAGAGAATATTCGTCGCCTACTACAACGACCCGAAGGAACGGGCCAATGTGAGGTACGAGTTCAAGCTATCGAATCCGTGCGAAGACCCGATGATGCGCAAGTACATCGAGACCCACATCGACGAACTGATCTACATGTTGCCCGGAGGCGGCATCACCTTTATGTATAACCCCGATGACAACCGGACGGTCGGTTACATCACAAGAATCGAGTAAATTATGGCAACGTTTTTAAGCTACATCAACAACAACGAACTGCTCAGCCGCCGCTTCGTGGCGAAGTGGTGGGACGCAGACTCGATGTCCTTCTCAGAGCACAAATTCACTTTGGGCGACGAAGTTAGCGACAGCGATTACGAGTTCAAATATGCGCTGGCCGACGAGATCGACGAAATCATTGGGCTGGAGATCAACGATGCGCACTTCATGTCTTTCAACCGGGACGACGACCGACACAAGGGCGTCGTCGTAAGGGTGTCGTAAAGGAAAAGGTATTATAATAAGGGAGTTTTAACTTGCAAATTAAAAATTAAACATTTATCTTTGCGTCATGGAAGGAGGATCAACATTCACGATAGGTAAGGGCTTCGGCCAGATGCTCCAGCGGATTGCGTGGGAGAAGTTGACGGAAAAATACAATCCGCGAGAGGCTGTCGAAATCATCACCAAGTCTCTACTGGGGTGCACCGAAGGTATGGCCGTCGATATTTTGGACGGCAAGATCACTCTCAGCGAGGACGAGGCGACGCAGGAGGTTCTGGGGTCGCCCGGTGCTGGAGGAAAATTCAACGACTGGATCAGAGAACAGCGCATCCATCTGGAGGAGGAAGCGAAGGAGTGGGTGAAAAGCCTTGAGGGTATTCGGCAGGAGATCGCGGACGCTGGCGGCAAGTTCGAGTTCACGGTGCGATACCCGGAACTTGTCAGCTACATTTCCGGATGCGAGGACGCGGGACTTCTCGACAATCCGCATTCCGACACGGTCGAACAGATCAAGGGAGTGGTGGAAGGAGCGAACGGCTTCTTTGTAAGGGTTGGCGAAGTGTACAAGGTTATCGTATGGATGTGCGATGCGCTGAACACGTCCCGAGTGCTCTTTTCCGATTCCGTTCTTCGTGTACGAACGATCCTCGATTCCCTCGCGTGCTACGATCCCGAAGTAGAGGCTTCCATCCGGAAGCAGAACTTCCAGAAGCAACGGCTGTCGGAGTTTATGGAGAACGAAATGAGAATAGAAGAGTACCACAAAACCGAGTTGGAGCCCGTGGAGATCACGGAGGGGTACGACGCCGGGTGGCTGTCGCCCGAAGGAGACTTTTATGGCCTCAACGGGAGCACGGGAAACCTGCTCCACCTCAACATCGCCAAACGGTTGCTGGCTTCGAAAAGGATTCCGGTCAAAGAAATGCGGAATCCGGATCGCTGGCTGGAAGAGAACGGCTGGGTGAAGGTACACCACGACTGGATTCTGTTCTCTGGATCGTTCTACGGCAAAACTCTCACCGAAGCCCAGATCGAAAAGCTATATCGCTATGGACAAGTATGTCATCGGGGCGTATTACGTCTCGGAACAGTACGAACACAAATAACCGCGGTACGGTTCCGCGCAACTGAGCCGCTAATGCTTAATAAATTACTGAATTAAAACTATGAAATTCGAGAGAAGACTTCACAATGGCAAATGGGCCGCCTACGTCCGGGTGCTGGGTATCTGGTGGTTCATCAGAGATTTCGACAACGCGAAAAAGGCTGGCCATTTCGTCAGCATCGCAATGGGCCAGAACATTCTTCGGCCACGCAAAGAGAAAAAAGTACCACCCCCCCCCGCCGCACCCTCGGTTATGGGCTCGCATGAGTTTGAGGGAGACTCCGGCGACGGGCCGTACCGCGTCGGCTCCGAGATTCTCGTCACGGCCATCCAGAACCCCTTCGACGATACGAAGAAGTGGCCTATGGCGGAACTCCCGAACGGGACGATAGCCCGTATTACATGTATGCCCGATGGTTGTGTCTACATCCCCTACGGCTCCAAATGCCGAGCCCGTATCACGGGTATCACGAACCAGTCCACCGCGGTGGCTATACTTCAAATATTCGAATAACATGAAAAATAATTTCGACTGGCTTGCTCCGGCTCGCTGGGATCACAAGAACATGAATTTCGTTGAGGCCATGCTCGGCGACTACTTCGACGAGGATAAGTGGGCGGAGATGTGGAACGAAATAGAGGAGGCGAAAAAAGCCTTCGAGAAGAAAAACAACCGCATCGCGCTTATGACCGAAGCCTCCGAGATCATTCTGGACGTTTTGGAGAAGAACATCGGAGTGAAGCCGAACCGCCGAGATCAACTACTCATTATCATCGGAATCGAACTCGGAATGCAACACCAGAAGATCAACGGCATGAAGATCGCGGCGATGCAAGCCGTAACCAGAGAGAAGGATGGAAGTGCTTTCTGATAACAACGTCGTCGCGCGAAAGGATCACGTCTGTAATTTCTGCTCCGGAAAGATCAAAAAGGGGGAGAAATACAACATCCAGACCATCAAGGATAACGGTGAGATATACACATGGAAGGCACACCTCACATGCCTGATGGTTGCCCGGGATGCCGATTATGACGACGGTCTTACAGAAGACGATTTCCGGCGCATTGTGATGGAGAATTACGCCCGGCAAGGGAAATGCCTCGGTTGCCCCCACAAAGACGACAAATGCGCCGAAATGCAGTCATTCGAGGAGTGCCTTCCCTATGTTGTAAACCATATTTATAGCACATGAAAAAGTATTGCATCTACACTCGCGTGAGCACCGAAGAGCAGGGGCGTTCGGGCCTCGGTCTGGAAGCCCAACTCGATCAGTGCCGCGAATATATTGCCCGCACACACGGGCAGAATATCGGCGAGTTCCGTGACATTCGCAGTGGAAAGGATCGGAACCGACCGGGCCTTCGTCGCGCGATGGAATTAGCCGCGCGTGAAGGTGCAACTTTGATCGTCGCCAAACTGGATCGACTCTCCCGTGATGCGGAGTACGCGCTGTATTTGCGCAACACGGGAGTCGATCTGCTGGCGATAGACTACCCAGAGGCGACAACGATCACCTTTTGCCTCGCTATCGGCTTGGCTCAGACAGAGCGCGAACTTATCTCGGGCCGAACGAAATCAGCACTCGGCGTCCGGAAGAAGCAACTCAAGGAGCAGGGCTTCTTTATTTCCAAGGCCGGGCGCCGGGTAACGAGGCTCGGGAATCCACGACCCCAGCGCGGGCCGATGTCTCCCGACCAACTGGCCCGCCGGATGGAACGGATCGCTGAGAACAGAGTTGTGGACCCGCGCATGGTTGAGGCAAAGAAGTACGCCCTCGCGTTACAGCGCAAGGGCTGGTCGCTGGCCGAGATCGCCGACCACTTCAACGAGGTGGAAATCGAACGGCCGCGCGGCGGAAAGTGGCATAAAATTGCAGTCAAACGAGTATTAGAATACAACGATGCAGAGTAAATTCAAGATCGGCCAGACGGTGTTCTGGACCAAGAACAAGCACTGGTATGTAGTCGAGGCAAACCTGAGCCCGGCTTTCGTGGCACTGGAAGGCTACCCGAACCCGGTCCCGGTCGCCCAGATCAAGACCGAAGAGGAACTAAACGAGACCAAGGAGTGGGCGAACGACGGGTACGACTTCCGAATCGGAACCGCCATCCTCTTGGCGGGGATGATCGCACACTACGGGCTCAGGATAGCGAAAGAAAACCTCGGCGGTATCGTAGGTATCGCTAAAAGCATAGGAGAGCTATGAAAAATCGAATCGAAGTAAGAAATCATTAAAAAAGCAAAGGTCATGAACGTGTACTACAAAGTGAAACCCGGCTCTCCGACGTGGAAGCGGGTACTTGAGTTCGAAGAGAAGCGAGATCGCGTCTTCGAAATTCAGAAGAAGGTGCTGACCAAACTCGGCATCGCCACCTACAAACATTTCGGCGGGGTGTTTTACAGCCCGAACGTGCTCCCGGTAATGTTTACCTCGGAGGAGGCGAAGATCGGCTGGAAAAAGGTTCGAGGCGAGAACCACTACCAACTCAACACCAAGAGCCCTGAGTATAAACGCATCAAGACCGAACTCGAAACGATTCCGACGGTGTACAAACACGAGCTATCCTCGGCTGTGGGTATCGAAACGAAGATATTCACCCCCGGTTTTGCTCACGATAACAAGGCCAAGGAGATGGTCGTGTGCGTTGACTTCGGCTGGATCGGCGACCTGACCGACTTCGAAGAGATTCTTGCGTCTGAGTTCAAAAGAGTCAGCGACAATGTGCAGTAAGAAATTCGGCATACGGCCGGAGGAGGTAGTGCCCGGCGCGGACGTTTACTACTACCACTACATCTCCGACGTTGATCATAGCGAACCAGTCAAGACTAAGTTCCGCGGCATGCCGTGGCAACTTGGGTCTGGCGACTGGGTTGTTCGCGTGGAAAACGTCGTCGGTGGAGTTTCTCTCGATCACTTATCATTCAATCGCTATGTATAATCTCGAATACGACCGGGTGAACGACTTGTTCGCCGAATGCGCCTACCCTATCGGCGAGAAGCCGAAGGGTCCGGACATCATCGTGGATTCCATCAGCGGGGTCCAGTTCATCTACCGCAAGAAGTTCCAGAAACATCTTCCCGAGATCGGGAAGATGATCGACGACCTCCCCGACGAGTTCTTCGATCTATCCGGGCCGTTCTCGCTCCTCGCAACGCGCCGCGACGGTACGATGTGGACCGGAGAGCCGATGGTCATGGAGAAGTTCCTGATCTTGGCTATGGCCGCTGGTCTGGCGAAGTTCACACTTCCGCGCTCGGCATGGAAATTCCTGCCGAATCAACTCCCCTATATCCACTTCGACCGCTATGAGGCTGGAGGAAAATGAGAAGGTGATCTGCCTTGACCGGGCCGTCCAGATCGAATGCGACCTCCGGATGTCGGATGTACGCGATAAGCGCCGAACGACCGAGCGGTTCTTCGCGCGATACGCTATCATCCAGATACTCCAAGAGATCGTTCCGGGCATCAAGGACGAGCAGATAGGGGCGTACATCAACCGAACGAGGTGCGCGGTCATCAACGCAAGGAAGACCCGTAGCGCGATGATCGAGACCGATCCGGCGTACCTGGAACTGGAGGATCGGATAAGAGAGCGTTTAAACGAACTTCTTGGGGGCATGATGATCCAGAAGGTTCGCATGTACGGAATTATGCGACCGGACGGCCATATAGACCCAAGTACTCTCAAGTATGAAGATTATGTGGGCTCTACGCCTGTACAAGTAATTATCAAGCATGCAATTAGATGAACTATGGCTATCCATTATAATCGTAATGGGAGCCCTGATATACTACTGCATGGGTAAAATAGAGGCCCTTGAAGAAAAACTCTATCAACTTAAAAATCAAAACGAAAATGCAGAAAAGCGAATTGATGGCGAAGATCGCCGAAGAGACGGGCATCACCAAGACCGTCGTGAACAAGGTGTGTGAGACGTTCATGGACAAGATCGTCGAGACCCTCAAGAACGGGGAGAAAGTCTCCCTCAAGGGCTTCGGAACGTTCAGCGTGAAGGCGTGCCCCGCGCGGCCGGGCTACGACATGAACCGAGGGAAGTCGGTCACGATCCCGGCCCAGAACCGCATCTCGTTCAAGTTCTCGCCTGCGGTGAAGGACGCCGTGAAGTAGAACAAGTGGAGGGGCCTTCGGGTCCCTCCTTCATTTAAAACCAGGTAATGATATACAAAATTACAGCCAAGTAATTTGTTGATAATCGTTATCGAAGACTATCACAAACGGAAAGAGCATCACTGATGGTTTCACTACAAAGCGTCAGTTCAAGGAAGCGCGAAAAGATGCCGAGCCGAAACCACAACAAAGTACATGGTAAACATAGAGGGCGGAGTAATTTCCGCCCTTTTACTGTAACTTTGTATATCAATACCAAAGGAAATAGAAAATGAATACAAATGTAATGTTTTCAAGTGCAACAGATTTGTGGGCTACTCCACAGGACTTCTTCGACAAACTCAATGCGGAGTTTCATTTTACTCTTGACCCCTGCGCGTGTCCGGATAATGCGAAGTGCGCGAAGTTTTACACAAAACACGATGATGGGTTATTGCAGAATTGGGCCGGTGAAATTGTTTTTTGTAACCCGCCTTATGGAAGGAGTATTTGTGACTGGGTAAAAAAGTGCTATGAAGAATCGCGCAAGCCAGGAACAATCGTAGTCGCCCTTATTCCGGCCCGAACGGATACATATTATTTTCACGAGTTTATTTATCGTAAAGCGAAAGAGATTCGATTTATTCGAGGACGGTTAAAGTTTGGCGGAGCGAAGAATAGCGCACCGTTCCCAAGCATGGTTGTAGTATTCTGATTGGTAATGATATACAAAATTACAGCCAAGTAATTTGTTGATAATCGTTATCGAACAACAGCTTAAAAATCAACTTTTTATAGCTATGTTCCGATTAAAAATCTACAACTATGATCCGTATAGATTACCTAAACAAGAGGGTAAAGTCCTTTTGCCCCACAAGTATTTTTTGGGAGTTGTACAACGTCATGCCGTAGTAGTCTCCATTGTCGCTCCAGTTATCCAAGAAGTCGAGGCAGACATCGAAGGTAGCGGTTTGGTCGATCATATAAGGGTGATTTGGTTTACGCTTTTTTTTTGCGTATATTTGAAGCGGTTATGGACATCATCAAAGCACTGACGCGGGAGGCTCATGCGGCCGGGATATGTGAGGATCATTTCAAGCAGATGCTCACGGAAGATACCCCTGCGCTCTTCGATCACTTCAAAACTATGATTCAGGAGTGCACTTTTTCCGGGTTTCCTTCGGTTGAGTTGATTCGCGCGTGCTGGGATAAGAAAGACTTGAATGCGGCTGGTATCTTCGTCCAGCAGACGGTAGATACCGAAGCCGTTCAAGGAGTCGATGTTTTTTGGCTTTGCGAAGGGACGGTTCGGGTTAAGGAGTGGGCCGTGGTGCATGCCTATGTTGCATACGGGAGCAACCTTAAATTCGAGGTAGCACCGAACGCAATACTGATCCTCGACATCTTCGACGACTCCCCGGTGAGGATCAACAACAAGTCCGTAAAGCCCGTAACCGTTTACCAGTGGGGACACCGCGTCCCGGTATTCAAAGGCAACATACGAATCAAGCGCAAGAAATGGAAGCCACAAGGGATTGCCGCCTCCGCTACCAAGTAGCTAACGGAGAGGTTCGAGATATGCAGACGATGGGATTTCACCTGATGGAATCCCCTGATATTCTTGCGCCCGAGAAACGCTCCTACGAAGAGGAGGACTATCCGGAGCGAGACGGTGTGAAGATTTACCCATACACGGTAGACAAGGCTTTCGAGTACACCGTAAAACTGCTCTACTTCGGCGAACTCGAAACGATGAACAGCGCTATCCGCTCGCTATGGAACTCCTTTTTCGAGCCCACCAATAACGGCGACGTAAAGAAGGCTCTTCCGGTCACAATCTATAACCTTTACAAAGGCACGAAGATCGTGGGCTACCCGACCAAGATGCCGGGCTCCGAGACCATCGTGCAGGTCATGCAGGGCGCGTTCATCTTCGAATTGACGCTCTATGTAGCCGAACCCAACAAGTGCAATTTTAACTACCAAGACAATGGCTAAATACGGCAAAAATAACTATTTCGATGGAGTTGTCCTTCCTGAGCCGAAGGAGGAGGCATTGCGTCGCATGGCGAAGGGAGTGGACGCATCAAAAGGGTATCTTGAATCGACGGATGCCGGGCTATTGTTCGACGGTCCGCGGAGTATGGAGTGCTTCTTTAATCTCCGCCAATCTGATGGCACTCAACGACCGGCACAATTCTCAACCTCGATGATAGCTATCGCCGTCACGCCGATGGATGCGATAATGTTCCACTGCGGAAGTAAGTCGCTACAAGTGAGTCGGGTGACAATAGGTGACGATATACATGCTGTCATATCCTATGATGGAGCAACCGCGATGTGTTATATCAATGGCATCAAGGTAGGTGCTATGCAACCAACAGCATACATGTTGAGCGCGTTATTCCGCATTGGAGATCCGTCACATATTACTAAAAGCCCAATCCATTTCTGCCGTCATTTCAACTACGCCCTTTCCGCGGAAGAAGTAGCGGCCCTCTACAACAACGGCGATCCTGCAAGGTATGTGGTACCGTTAGCCGATAAATATCGTTGGGAAGCCTCTGAATCTAACATTGGAAATATCAGGTTCTATCCTAATAATGAAGGGTCCGGTGTTACCTCTTATTTAGAGGATAATGCTAATGGTTTCACGGGTCGATACGCACATATAATTTGGGGATCGTCAGGTTTATTGTCGGTATACAGCTATCAATTCATGGGGCATCCGGTCGGATGTGTTGTTGAAGCTAAATTCAAGTATCGTAGTAATGCTCCCGTACGCGTTCTGGCAGACAATAGTCGTCTTCCTATCAATATGGAGGATGCGGCTGACGCCACGATTGTATATCGCACAACAGGAACTAATATCTCTGGTTTTAGTGTAACTGTACCAAATGCCGATGCAAATTCATGGGTCGAAATTCAACCTGTGTCGTTACGAACGCTCGGCTGCATCGCCGAGTACCTGCCGCAGAACCTAATACCTACCACAGAAGGTTCCGTTGTCCAGTGGCTCGACTCGGCGCCCCAGCTTCCCGAAGCGAATGGCATCCTCCCGCCGCTGGATGCTTCGGTCGGCGGGTATGATCTGGCGGCGATAGGAAACCCTAAAATAATCATATAGCATGGTAATCAAGTCGCTGGTACCCGCCCTGCTCGTCTACGATAACAAGGTGATGCTCTACAACAACAAGGCCATCACCTTTAATCTTTTGGCGAATGAGATCGAGATAACCAACTTCACTGTCAACGAAGTTGACATGGGGGAGTCGGTCATCACGATGGATGTCTACTTCGGTCCCGAGGAAGAGCCGGGATTCAACTTGAACTGGACCGTACAATACAACGGCGAGACATATCACCTCAAAAGCTATGCGCCTCCGGGTATCAAGGACCTCAAGTCGCTTCGGTACAAGTACACGCTCACCTTCGTTTCGGAGCGGGAGGACCTCAAGTTCTACCCGTTCTCAAACATAATCAAGCTCACCGACGGCACACTCCAGACCATCGGTATGAAATTCGCATTTTTAGCCGATTTGACGGAGTTTGTTGGTCGGCTGAGGGATAACCTCGCCTACTACTACGGAGCGCGTTGGAAGGTGATTCTGAACCCCGATATGGAGATAAATCCGTTCCGGGCTACCGTGAGCGTTGACAAGACGACGATCTGGGATATGCTGACCCAGCTATACGAGCTATACAGCGTCCGATGGAGCATCGAAGAAGACAACGGCCAGATCAGCATTAAGATCGGCTTCCCGGCGCCCGAGATCGAGCACATCTTCGACTATGGCGACGTACCTATGGACGAAGCGAACGCGGACGGCACCGGACTGGTTTCGATCCAGCGCGTGAATGACCAGACGGACATCTACACCCGGCTGATTGGCCGCGGTTCGACCCGAAACCTCCCCTACCGCTACTTCAAGGGTGCGGCCGGAGCCTTCGTCGGAGACCCCGACGCGAACGCGATCACCGAGCTATCATACTACTCCAACCTTATGCCGAAGTCGTACCGAGACTACGTTCGGGGTTGGAACGATGCGACGGCCGGAAAAGACCCGGCCGAAGGCAATAACCCGTACTACATGCTCGGCTACTCCGACATGAAGGCCGGGCGACAGATGTACCCATCTGACTACGCCGACTCTCCGATGCAGGAGAAGTGGGGCGTCCGGGTCGGTGTGCTCGAAGATAACGAGGAGATTTACCCTTCGATCCAGAACGTATGGCTCGGCGAGCTCGGCCGGGCTGACGAGGTGATTGCGGTCGAGGAGGTGACGAATGATAACTACGCGGAAGCAGAAGAAGAAGGCGAATTTGCCTATAAATCTACGGAAATAAAAGTTGATTTTCCGGGAATGGACACGCGGCGGGGCCCAGTAGTGTATGACAAGCTATTCACCCAGTCCGTAACCAGCGAAGAGATGGAAGTTAAGGCAACGCTTCCTACGCTGACATTCAGCATATACGGAAAGGAGACGAGCACCGTGCCAAGGGGTGTAGAAAGATATACTAAATGGTTCGACAGCAATCACTTGGAGTACGCTGAGCTGAATGTGTATGTACTCTCTGAGTCCAATCAGGTGGTATTCTCGAAAGCGTTGAATGCGCTAACTGATATGGAATACACCGATGCAAGAGGTGAAGTTCAGAACGAAGGCAAGAGTAAGTTTGAGATTCAGTTGCCGATGGGTAAGTATCGAGTCCGGACATCTGTATCTTTCAAGTGCACAACCAACCCCGGAAGCAACCAGCACTACTACATGGCGGTTACTACTGGGCGATTCAGTGCGGCTCCGGCCGAAGGTGTGGGCCCATATCGCCAAGTCTTTGACATATGGATCAAAGACATCTGGGGAGAGACTGGCTCCATTGTAGACGTGTGGTGGCCGAAGATCGGTCAGCGCGAGGCAACAGTCATGTTCTCCGACGGGTTGCTGGCCGGAGAGGACTACGAATTTGTTATCGCCAAAGACCCGACGCTCGGCAACCCAGAGGCCAAAGACCCTGAAACTGGCGACTACTGGTGTATCTGGGAGGACGACTCCAAGCAGATCGAAACGGTGGACGAGGAGGGGAATACTATTACGGTTAAATCCAAGTATCGGCTGTCGCTTATCAAATCGGACGCCGAGCTTCGCGCCTCCGGCCTCATGCTCCCCAACACAAAGCAGAACGCTAAGCCGGGAGACCACTTCTTCCTTATCAACATCGAAATGCCCCATCAGTATGTGTTGTGGGCCGAGGATAAGTTGCAGGACTACCTCGAAGTGGAACTGGATCGCGTCGATGACGAGAATCCAACCTTCTCCGCCAAGCCGAGCGCGATATTCTGCGAAAGTTTTGAAGAGCGCGAGAAACTCCGGCCGGGAACGAAGATACGATTACACAACAACCAACTTATCGGCGAGACCGATCTGGTGCTGTATATCAATAACCTGACCATTGCCTATAAGGAGGGCAAACTCCTCCCCGAATGGACTATCACGGTGTCGGAGGAGATGGTAGCGAGTAAGACCTCTACGTCGGCCATACAAGGCGAAATTCGGCGCCTTAGCTCCAACATCATGTCATCCTCCCAAATCGTTGCTGAGGCCGCCAAAACGTTCGAAACGCTGTTTCTGCGCAAGGATGGAATTGCGGCCCGCTCGTACTCTCCGACGCACTTTACGGCCGAGGTTACATTCGCCGACACGACCATGAGCGACAACTTCCGGCAAGGAGGCTTCGGGGGCTCTGGGTGGGGGATGTACAAGAACCCGGACGGTAGCTCTGTATTCGAGATAGATCACCTCTTCGTTCGTCGCAAGATGAACGTGAACGAAATCGTTATCAATCAGATAACAGCGATAGGCGGCAAGCAGGTGTTGACCAGTGCCTCCGGAACTATTTCGGAAGTTGAGGACATCGGAGAGGCATGGCGATGCTATCTGGAACAGACCGACGGTAAACAGACGAACGAGTTTGCGGTCGGCGACCAAGCCTACTCTCAGATGATCGGTGACATCGACGAATCGACGCTGGAGAACGTCTTCTACTGGCGCAAGGTTGTCGGTATAGGTATCAACTATATCGACCTTTCCAAGACCGATGCGGCCACCAATAGCAACGAACCGCATGTCGGAGACAACGTGGTTCAACTCGGTAATCCGACCGACACCTCGCGGCAGTCGGCCATAGTCATAGATGTTTCCCGAGAAGGCGGTGCTCTGATGACATGGCTCGATGACATCACTGGCTACAACCTTACAGCCAAGGACAGCATCAACCTCGGCCGGATCGAAGGCAAGACGTGGGCCGAGGTCTTCGGCAACCTCTACGTCGGCAATCGAGAGCGCACCAAGTACCTCAAGTACGAGTCTCTCGCCGACGGCAAGAACGAGCTCTCCTTCGTTGGAGACGTAATCCGGGCCGCGGCAGAGGAGGCATACTTTCAGGGTAGCTTCATCGCTCAGGGGTACATCGGGGTAGGGTCCGAGACCAAGGTCGAGAGCGTACTGGTCGGCATGACGGCAGAAGATGCCGACGTGCCCTCCGGTGTGGCGGCCAGCGAAGGCCAGATTCGGTTCTGGGCCGGAAAGCCGTTCTCCGAGCGGTACGATGCGCCGACGAAGATTCTGGAGGGCGGGAAGCTAATATCCAGTGAAGCTGAGATCAAAGGCGAAATAGTAGCCGAAAGCGGCTCGATAGGCGGATTCCAAATCGGAGATGGGCGTATAGGAAGCATATCCGGTCCCAATGACCCTGATCCTAATAATGGGATGTCGTTGTATGATTCGTTTATCAAGTTTTCCGAAAAGTCATCTAATCCTATTGTAGATGTAAACGTTTTCATGGGAACCAACGTGTTCCCCGCAACGACGGGTGCAACCTGCATGGCTCGCTTTGAGAGTTGGAGGGATGATAACTTATTTGGATATAACATCGGGCTTCTTATAGATGTACGAGGAGGTCAGCAAAACGAGGCAATACGCATCGAAAATGGGTACGTCTCAGGTTTAGCCTATAAAACGCTAAGGGTTAGCGCCTCTACGACTATAGATCATAGCGTGATGTATGTGTCTTGTTATAATACATCGGAAATAACGATAACATTACCAGCGGTCGTGCCGGGAGGAGCCGAGGGCAATTTTGTTATCGTGCGCCGCAATAATTCGGCCAATGTTAAGGTGAACGGAAATGGGGCACAAATATTAAGAAGTTCTACCTCATTGGAAACAAGTGTTGGAGAAGGTTTGGGTGACGCCGCAATGTTCCTTTGGGATGGACAGTATTGGCTATACAATCACATGTATCGATAGCGAAAGGGACTCCAACGGGTCCCTTTTTACTATCATTCGTTATCGGTATTCCGATAACGATATTATAGCCGAAATGAATCTCCGTTTCGGGAGAGGGTTAGGCAGTTATGTTGCGTTATGATGGAGTCGCGAATCGCGAGGTCATCACTAAGCATCATATATCAAATCACGGGTAGCTCGGGTGAAATCTTTCCCGGCTGGAAACGGATTGTAAGTTCGTGGAGTATCGCCGTAGGACCAACCGGAACGAGTGGGATTATTAAATTCAATCAGGAGATACCCATCACCTCGAAAATACTTATCGAAGCAACTATCCAGTCCTCTCCCGCTACAACGGCTGCAATCAAGTTCCCGGTGCCTCTTACTATCGCGGGCATCAATGGAACCGGACAAGGAGTATTGTTTGAGATTTCCTCGAAGTATCTGGGCATTAACAGCACTCAGGGCAGTATCAAACTTATCTGTTCGTCGGTTATCACCGGAGCCAACGGGGTGCAAGGCATGAACGTTGTTGTGCAATCGAATAACTTATCTGACGTATCGGATATTATCCAAATAAAAGGGATATATTTCAAGGCTTGAATATAATAAAAGCCCCTCTAAATGAGGGGCTTTTCCATTTACAGCGCCTTGGATAGCCTGTATATACCTACGACATGGAAAGCCTCAATGACTGTATCAACATCTCCTGTCGCTTCCATGGTGAGTACGCTTCCCGAAGCCGACAACATCAGATTAAAGTTAACTAACCCCGTAACGCCTCCTAAGGTATTGTAATTAAGCGCTTCTATGGTTAGGTCTTCGGTGCCGCTGGTGCTGACCCAAATTATGCTCCGTCCTTGTTTGCTTCCGATCATGGTATGATCGCTCGATATAAAGTTATAAACAATCATAAGGCGGTCACCGTCACTCACCTCTCCGCCTAAATTGAATGTTTCCGGCGCGGCGTTAGCCAAGGCTATGTCGCCTACGAATAATTGTTCTGTTCCACCCGAGCCGCCGCCTAATTCTGTCCATGTAGTAGTAGTTCCGTTCGTCGAGCCAGAGAAAGTACGGCTACCATCAGCCGTTTGGAGTAGATAGGTGTACGAATTTGTCAAAGTGTTCTTGATACAATGCCCGTAAAAGGCCGTACGAGTAACGCCCGAAGGTAGTCCAGTGGCGTTGGCTAAAGCATATACGATCAAGCCTTGACCTGCGCTCAAGTTTTGTATGACTGCATTCGTTGGGGCTACGAAGTTAGTCACCATCACTTTTTGCGCCGCTTGACCTACCATGGCGATGCTTACTCCCATCATATCCACGGCCCCGGTTGTTGCGTCAACAGCGATGCGTTGCAGTGTACCGCCTAACGTTGCGCCAGTATCTACCGAAGGACAGACGAAGACATATTGATCAGTTTTATCGTTGTCTTGAGATCGGATAAAGTCTAACTGAACGTAGTCTGCCTGATCGGGGGTACTGAATACCAAGCGGAAGATATCGGCAACCTTGACTAATTTCAAATCGCCGGTCGGTACGTTGTTAGCCCCCTCTCCGTATGTGAATTCGTACACCGAGGCTTCGATTCCCGTGGGAGTGCCAAGAATACTCCAGTTAGTAGCGTAAATGCTCGTAGACTGGTAAGTATACAGATACGAACGTTTATAAGTATTAATTGAAGTAGAGGTACCAACGTATTTAATCGACAAAGCAGAAATTTTTACAGCATAGCCTACCAAAGCCGAGCCAGGTCCGTTAGCGGCGTCAACGGCGCTCGTAAACGTGAACATCTCACCAACGGCAATATCGCCCATCGCACCATTGCTGAAAGTGTTACTCTTAAAATCAGTAACCGTCAGATATTTCATGGCGCTGCCGCCGCTTCCGGCCCACTCCATCGTTACACCCAGACCACCCCAGTCGCCAGAAGCGGTCGAGTGCAGTTTCGTGATGATTGCTTCGTCGGTCAGAGTCTGGAGTGTAGGCCACGCCATAGCGACACTGGACGAAGGAATGACGCGGATGTAGTCGTTGGTCAGGTGGAAAATCTGAAGACCGTTCGTACCCTGCGTTTCGGCATTCGCTCCCTGAACGATATTGACGATGAAGGCCAGCTCCGGTTTTCCGGATGCTCCCGTAGCAGGATTGCCTGACACGATACGAAGACGGCCGATATTAGCCGCGGCCGTCAGCATCTTGAGCATACCGAGGATTGTGGTCTTGTTATCGACGAATTTGAGGCTGGAGTTCGTGGGAAGATCGCCCATATTCGGGTTCTGCGCGGCGGCGGCGAAGGGAGTCTTTGTTCCGCCAGTTTTGACCGCGGCGATCCAGTTAGCATCCGTCACGGAATCCGGGCTTGCCTGCGTCCACTGCGAGCGGGTGTAGATAGCCGCTTCGTTCACATTGATGACGAATCCGCTGGCCGAGGTCCCGTTCCACGAAACCATCCCGGTCTGATCGGCGCCGTCGCTAACGATCTTGACCTTACCGGAGCCCACCATCGCGTACAACGACTGAATGGCCGCCAGCAACGTGGTGTTGGCGGTGATCGCGGGTTTTCCGGCCGTAAGTGCGGTGAACCCCTTGAGGATTACATCCTTGGGATCAAGGTTGGAAACCGCGTCTTTCGCGGCCTGCGTTGCCTCGGCAATAAAGAGGCTGGCGGCGACACGATACGGCTCACCCGTATCTCCGGTGTCGCAAAGGACGTGCATCCCTTCGAGAGTCTCGGAGATGGGAACGTTCAAAATGTTTTCTTCTCTTGCGGCCATATTGTTTAAACGTTTGTTTGCTCTGCGGGCATGAGCGGTTTGTACTCTGGGAGGATGTCTTGGATCAGCATAGCTTTGCGCTCCATTTCTCCCTTGATATTGGCGAGAATAGCAGGATCGGTCACGGGATCGAAGAACTCCGCGTACAGCGTTCCAATCCAGTCTCCGTCGGCATCGGTGAGGCGACGGAAGAAGAGACTCCGAACTCCCCGACGGTGTGCTTCCGCGTATACCTTCTTGTCCTTGATATTCTCGATGTCTGTATATATCATCCAGTCCTCGGCACTGAGCCGGGAAACAAAGTTGCTCCACTCGGCCATGCGCTTGAACTGAAACTCACTCTTACATGACTGTATGCCGCTGTCTGGCTCTACGATCTCGAACGAACATGAGAAGTACTGTTTGTGGCTCAGCGGGTGCGGCTGTAAAATTCCGACCCGCTGTGCGCTCATTTGAAACATGCTCTTCCATAGATAACCGTAGATGCTGGAATACACGGTGCTCAACCGAGCCTTCATATATCCCTGCCTCTCGTCGGTTTCACGCCGAAGGCGTTCCAGTTCGATGTCATAGCGCTTCTCGGCGCGTTTCACTTTGGAGTTCACGATAGGAAGGATGATCCCCGAGAACCCAGCCAGCGCTGTAAGGAAGACAGCGATCCCCTCCCAATTAATCTCCATTGAATACTATTTTTGCCCCGTCGTAAATGGGGATTTTTCCGTTGTAAACGAGAACAATGCCGTTGTAACGATCCTGCGTCACCGTTAGCGATTCGTAGAAGCCGTCATCGTTGTAGAAGCGTACCTCTCCCGTCCTTTCTTGCTTGGTGAGGTTTTCAGACACGGAAATTCCAACGGACTGAGTACCGTCACCCCCACTGCTGGGGGTGACAGTAACCCAATCCGGCTTGGAATTTACGCTCCACGCTACACGACTTGTAAGCTGGATCGTTGCCATACGCTACGCGGCCTTCACGGTTCCGTCGGCGTTGAATGCCAGCGTGCTCGGGCTGAGCGACAGCGACGATTCAGCCGAATCCTGCGAAATAGCGATGGTCCTGGAAACGCCACCTTTCGTAGTGACCGTTACCGTTGCGGTACGAGCGTCAGCGCGGGGGTTGACATCGACGGTGATGTTGATTTCGCCGTTGCCATCACCCGACATCTTGTCGGAGTGAACCCACGTTACCTCACTGGGAATGGAGACGGTCCACGAGTCGTTGGCGGTTACTGTTACTCTTGCCATTGTTCAGACTGTTTTTGATTTGACCTTCTGCGGTAAAATGCAGGGCACTCGGACTTAGAGTTATCTCCTCCGGCTCAGGAGGAGTGGGCTCGACCTTCTTGACGGGCCAACTCCACATTCGCTGGAAGTAGAATGATCTATGTATTTGTGCCATAACAACTTACCTTATCGCTACAAATTTAATAAAAATACCCCCCCCCTCCAATGCTTCGGTATGGTAAAATTTATAAATAGTTGTAGCTCAATACTTTTATTTGCAAATATACGAAAAATACCCCCCCCCTACCAAACTTTGATGATTTTTTTTGCGAGGAACAGTAAAATCAGCAGTAATGCCCATCCCCCGACATCCATTCGGAATTTTTGCCACCGAGTAAGCGGAGTCAGTACGGCATAGGGTTCTCGCTTCGTTATCGTGACGATCCGGGCCTCCTTCTCGCTGGTATCTATCACTGGGATGTCAGCCTTGGGAAGCGAATCCTGCCGATTCTGGAGTTTATGCCAGAGCATGCCATTCCGGATTTCGGCCCAGCTATCGGCTACGGATGTTCGAAGATGCGACGCAGTGTCGGGCGTGATGATCTCTCGTACTTCGCCGGGAACTGGGACTTCGACCCGAACATACCGGATCGTCTCCTTATACTCGGTGTGAGTACTGTCGGCCCGGTCTTCGCTGGGCTCGGGGAGAGACGCCGAAGGCATGCGGCAACACGACGCGAGTAGGAAGAGTAGCAGGACCCCGAAATACTTCGCCTTCCATGCTATCAGATCGGCCAGCGTCGTAGCAATCAAGCCCGGCTCGTCATGTCGGCCGCCGCCAGTATAGTTAGGGACCCCTCCGCGGCGATTTGCGTCGCGTTCGGTATAAAAGTGGTAGTAGGACCCATGATTATGGAACAAGCAGTGTAACCCGCTCGGAATGGCGAATACGAGCAGCCATAACCAGCCCCACGCCCGAGATTGCAACACATGGCCGAACTCGTGGTCGTAGGTAGGCTCGTTGGTGATGTATTTCGGACTCAGGAAAACGAAGGAACCCATCGTGAATGCGCCTTTGACTTTGGGCGAGGCGAAGAACACAGCTCCGTTCTGTCGAAGGATCGCGCGGTGGTTCGTAAACAGGAGGCACCAGAGCGCCCCGATGATCTCTTGCGGCAACTGCCAGATCGTTAAAATGATTCGCATGAACATGGTTACACAATTTTAATGGTGATGGGTTCCTTCCGGCCCTGAGCCTCCTTGAGAATCCGGACCAGTTCCCTCTCATAGGGCGTCGAGTTGATGACCTTCCCCTTGACTTTGTTCTCACCGACCAAGATACATCCGGCCGAATCTTCGGCCGTGTTCCCGCGGTGGATCAGGATGCCCTCGAAGTGCCTCACGTTCTGCAAACGAGGGAGCTCCCGCTTGAACTTCTGGGAGTAGTCCACCACAACGTCGTAGGTACCGTAAGGGATCGCGGTCTCCCCATACACCTTTTTCTCGTCGCCGTCGAAGACTCCGTTCTTGTTCAGGTCGCGCACCTTGTCCTCCAAGGTGTCGCAGAATTTCTTGCCGTCGATTGAGAGAGAGCCAATCGTATAGCTCTCTCCCAAAAAACGCCTTTTAAGTTCTAACTTCATAATTATCAGCTATTTACGTTAATTGCCTTGGCTCCCACCTTCGATCCGAGCGGTGCGACTACCGATCCGATGTCGTCGGCCATCTGTTCCGTCGCCGTAGCGATCCGGCCCGTGTCGCTCTTGATCCCACGAAGGAGCTCCATTGATTCTGTCTGGGAAGCCATCAGAGTCGGGATCAGTCCGGCCGTCTCTTCGGTTCCCATGATAAGTTCGTTCCATCCGGTCAGGATTGCGTTGATCGACACAACCTGATCGTATTGGGCCACCTGATAGTAGATCATCGAGTTCGCGGCCGCGGCCAGTACCAGTGCCGTGTCCTCGGTCAACGAGCCGACTGCCTTCGAAATACCAGTCAGATTGGATTCTCCGCCGCTCGGTAGATACTGCTCGAAATCGCCCCAAAATTCACCAAGATAAGCCTTTAGCGCTTCTCGTAAGTCTTCGAACGGGAACTGCTCCAGCGTCGGCAACTCGTCTTCGGATAAACCGTTTAAACGACGAGTTTCTTCCATGAAGCTGTCTAATATTCTCTCGACGCCCGGCATGATAAACTTCGCCGTAGCCAGTTCGAGGATCATCTTGTCCACCATCTCGTCCACAGTCTCGTTCCACGCTTCCTTGGCGGAGAGGCTACCGTCTTTCACTCCGTCGTAGATCGCCTGAGCGAGATCGGAGGAGAAGGTCTTGAAGTCGGTCCCGTAGAACGATTCCACTAACTCACGGCGGTTCTCGGCAATTTGCTGGTTAAGCTCCTCGATCTGTCGTCGCATATCGTCTACTCGACCCTGATCGAAGTCTTTGTCTTTCTTTTTGTACTCAAGGTTGATCTGGCGGTTGAGCTCTTTCTGCTGATTGAGAAGGTTCTGCGTCTGCTGTTTTGCCGTCTTATTGATGTCGGCCGTAGAGTACGCGCGATCCATCGCCTTCTCCAAATCCTTGTAGGCGTTCTCCAGCTTCCGGACAGCACGTTCTGATGCTTCCTGCTCCTCCTTGATTCGACGCTGACGCGCACCGAATATAGCGAGCACCGCTCCAAGGGCTACCGACGCCGCAAGAAGAGGTAACATGGTAGTCATCAAACCCTTGGCTATCGCGTCAGCGATGCTCATTACGGTATTCACCAACGCGATTCCCGCCTGAACAGCCTGAAACCCCTTCTGGATGTCCTGAATCATCGCGGACGCCTCTTCTCCGAACGCACTGCCGAAAATGTCGCTGAACGTGTTCATGGCATCTCCGATCTTGCCTATGTCGCTACTCAGGTTGCCGAGGTAAGCGTCCATTTTGTTCAGTGCGGCCTTCGTCTTAGTGAACCCTGTCTGCACCTTATACTCGGCCGCGGCCAAGTCCTCAACCGCCTGCTGGGTGTTTTTGACAGCATCACGATTTTGGCGCTCAAGGTCGTTGATTCGCTGGAGTATCGTAGCCCTCTCCTCGTCGGTTCCGGCCTGAGACATCTGGAGCCGGAGAATAGCAATCTCAGAAGCGTTTCGCTTCTCGATCTCCGCCTGCGCCGCCCGCGCCGCCGCGAGATTCGCTTCGGCCGCCTGAACCTCTCGGGTTCCGGTCAGAATGTCATTTATTCCCTCCTTGATTGCCGCGAAGGGACTGCGCTCCCACGACTGCTCCTCAAGGTTCTGAATGATCCTCACGACCTCTCGGAGTTGTGTCGGGTCTAAATCGTTTTTGGACGCCTCATAGAAGTTCTTCATCATGGAGGTGAGGTTCCCCAGCGTCTTGGTGCCAACGCGATCCAAGTCGCCGAATGCCTGAGCAAACATTTCGAGGTTCTTAATCTCGTCGAGATTCACTCCCGCGATCTGCCTGCGTTCAGATTTATTCACGGCCTCAACTCCCAGAGTCTTCTGGTCGGGAGTGAGTATCGTACTGGACTCGATCCGCGCCCGCTCCTCAGCCGCTTTCGCGGCGATAATGTTTCGCCGCTTCTCATAGTCCCCGAACTTCTGGACGCTTTCGGCCATCTTCTTGACCGTTTCCTGCTCGTAGTTGAAGTAGGCATTCATAGCCGACTTTGCCGAAGTCTGGACGGTCTCCGGGAGCTCCTTGATCGCGGCCTGCACCTTCTTGATGTCGAGCACGGTCTTGTTGCCCGCTTCGTCCGTAGCGAAGAGGGTGTCCCAGTCGATTAGGCCACCGCTTTTGGTCTGGTATGCCGTCAGCGTCTTCTTGAGTTGCTCGCGCAATTTGCTGAACACATCCAGTGTGTCGAGGCCCGTAGTCGAAGTGGTGATCTGGGCCGCGAAGTTCATATCTCCGGTAGCCGCTAAAATCGACTCGTACATCTTCTTAGCCTCGTTCTGGAGCGAGATGTCGTTTGCCAGACGCTTGAGGTCCTTCTCGATCCCCTCCTTGAGTGCGTTGTAGGAGGTGTCGGAGACATCCATATTGAACTTGAGGGCCGCGTTCTTGTCGTTGAGTTGTTTCTGAGCATACTCGGCCGCCTTCTTGAGTTGCGCCACCAGTTCCTCCGGAGTCAGCGCGAGCGACGGAGTGAGGAAGTTGAAGTTCTTCGCCAGATCGCCGTACAGCTTCTCTACGTCGCTGGCGGCCAAGGCATCACCCCGGACCTTCTTGAGAGACTGGTAGCGGCTGTATGCCTCCTTGAGAACCTTCACTTCGCCTTCGAGGGCCTGCGTCCGATCCTTGATTGTTTTGGTTGCCTGCTTCTTATCGAGTTCTATGCCATACTCTTTGGCAATATCCCTGAGCAGTTTCAAGACCTTCTCGGATTCGGTTAAGTCCTTGGTGAACTCTTTTTGACCCGCATTTACAGCGTTGGATAGATTGTCATACGTCTCCTTTGCCGTCTTGTACTGCTTGATAAGACCATCGACGCCTTCGTCGTACCGAGTGTTGGGCTTGATCGCCGATCCAAGGGCATCAGCAAATCGCTTCCGCCAGCCCTTCAACTCTTCTTCTCCCTTGCTTAGAACCCGTGATATGTCTGTAAGACCAAACACATTCAGCAAAATCTCGTTCATCTCCGGGCCAGCGCCTTTGAACTCTTCACGCATAGCCTCGACGCCTTTTTTAGCGAAACTGCGAAGGAGTTCCTGAAAATCTTTTGCATCCTCCGGCTTTAAGCCGAAGGTTTTTAAGTCGCTCCAGTCGATAACCTGCCCCCTAAACTCCTTGTACTGGGACTGAATACGATACCAGAACCTATCAGCCGCATCGGATGCGTTCTGAAAGACCCTAACAGTGTTTCCGATGTTTTGATTAAGGGTTTTGAAATCAAAGATACCCGACGATTGGTATTTTTGAAGGTCCTTAAAATAGGAGAGTAGTACCTGAATACGTTCAGCGTAGGATGCTCCGGAACGCTCCATTGCATCCATATCTTTTCGTAAATTGTTTAGGAGTACATTTTCGTTGTGAACCCCATCAGCAAGCAACCTTCCAAGCTCTGAACTAATGGAGCTCATGTTGGACTTATATTTGGAGGCCAACTTGTCGATGTTCTGCATCCATCCGGGACCGGAGGCTTGTAGGGCCCCACTAAACAGCGTTGGGTTTGATGCGGTGATGCTGAGAGTTTCTTGGTACAGATCAGCTAACCGAACCAGTTCGCGCATGCGATCAGCTTCATCAGATATTCCTACGACTCGCTGTTTTATCAGTTTAGCAATCTCTTCATTACGGGATAACATCTCCGTGAGGCGCTCGTTGATCTCCCTATGCTTATCAGAGTTGCTCTCCAATCCTGATAACTGGTCCTTGTATATCCGCTGGATGGCAGAATACTCCTCTTTGAATGCAGAAAGAGACTCCTTCGCCGACTGAGCCATCTTCTCGTTCGCCTCCTTGTACATATCAGTATGCTTATTGAGGGCGCGAAACGCAGATATTACGGCGGCAAGTCCCGCAAAAGCGATAGCAAGAGGGTTGTTAATAAGCGAGGCCCATAGGGCTTTCAGATTAACAACTAACTTCCCGATAGTGCTCGAAAACAATAGAACTACTCGTTGGGTTTTGGTGGTAGCGGCGGCATATAATACCTCCGCCTTAGTCATCATTCCAAGTTGTGCGAGTCGAAGGCCCTCAGCTTTGTTTAATTTACCGAGAGCGAGGAGTCGAAGGGCCAACTCCCTTGCCGCTGGGTTGTTAACTCCCATTTGAGCGATCTCCGCGGCGGTAAGCCGATTGGTAGTAGCAATCAGCCTAAGTTCTTCGGTAGTAAGCAGACGATAGTTGCTGGCCTGAATCAACTGCGCCGCGGCTTTCTTCTTATCGGTCAGGATAGACTTGGCAGTTGCCGCTTCTGCTCCGTATACGGCGCTTCCATAGGCCACGGCCGCTACTTTACCTGCGGCCCATATTCCAACGAGGTTCGTGCCTACGGATAGAATTGTCTCCAGATTTTTCGACATCGAAACAAGCAGGCTTCCGGCCGCTTTAAGAGCTCCCAGTTGCGAGTCTCCGACACGATAGAACGCCTGCTGAATATTGTCGGTGAGCTTTTGATAGATACCGTACAGAGTATTCGCCTGCTTCTGTTGCATATCATAGAATATGCCCCCCTTGTTGGTCATGTCTTCGAAAATATCAGCAACCATTTCGAAGGGAACCTGACGCTTGGAGATAAGGTCGAATACTTCCGAAGTGTCAACTACTCTATTTTTCAGTAATGTAAACTTATCTGCGAGAAGCTGGATTAACGGAATACCAGCCTCGGTAAACTGACGGACCTCCTGACCACGAAGCACCGAGGCGGCCCGTACCTGACCATAGGCGAGAATAAGACGAGACATGTCCACGCCGAGACCAGCCGACACGTCGGCCAGACGCTTCGTAGTATCGAAGAGCTTGTCGGTCTCGATTCTATACGCTGACAACTGTTTGGTGTAGCTGAGGAGCTCCTGCGCAGTAAACGGAGACTCGATAGCCAGTTCAAGAGTCTGGCCGAAGAGTTTATCGGCCTTCTCCTTGTCCTGAATCATCGCCTGCAACGAGATACGCTGGAGCTCGAAATCGGCCGTCGTCTTACGGATGTTATCTACCAGTCGCCATGCCCCCAAAATCGAGAGGTACTGATTCAGGAATTGAGGCATGCCGTTCAGAATCCCCTTCTGGGTAGCCAGCGCCGAGTTTTGCGATTTAATGGCCCCAAGACTTCGGTTCCGAGCATTCGTAAGCGACTCCTCGGCCTTCTGAACCCGGAGTTTTACCAGCGCCGCCTGATCCTCAAGCGTTTTTTGCTGGAGGAGAGCCTTATTTTCTCGGGTTACGGCAAGAGCATTATTGCTACGCTGTTGAGCAAGATTTTTGGCGGCAATAGCTCGCTGGGTAGTAATCTTCTCTTCGGCCAGCGCCGTGGCCGCTACGTCCTTGGCTGACTTGATATTGAGTGCTTGGATGCGTTCGAGTATCTTCTGGAGCGTCGTGAGTTCACGGGTCAGCGAAGAGATCGCATCCTTGGTCTCCGGCGTGATAGGCTCGATTTTGAGGTCTTTCAGGCGGTTTACGACGCTTTCCAAGTTGTCGAGACTCTTGGTACTCGGCATCTTGAAAGTCAGGCTTATTTCGGCCTTGAGAGCCTTTTCTATCTCTGCCTTCTTGGCCTGCCACTCCTTGTCGATCTCCTCGATGTTGAAGTTGAAGCCTACTGGGATTATAAGTTTATCGTCAGCCATGTGTTACTTTTTTTTGCGTTTTTCGACGGATATAATCGGCCATCTGCTCTTCGGTTATCTTGCCCTGCTGGAAGAGCTTCTGCATGTATCGCTCTCCGGCCTTCCGGTTCATCTCTATCAGGTCCTTGTCGGTGTACTTGCTCGGCTTTCCGTTGCCGGGCGTCACCTTCCCGCCCTTCGGTTTCTTCCGGAGACCGGACTTGTCGGCCAGCATGATCGTCTGTTTCACCATGCTATCCACGAACCAGTAGCGATACCAAGTAAATAGGTTCATGTTGCCGTATAGCGTCACGATCAGGTCCGTTCGGGCTCCGATGCGTGTTTTTGAGCTATACTCTTCGTACTTGCTTTTGTCATCTCTACTGTCAGCATGTTGTTGGCTTGCAGGGATGCCATATTGCGAAAAAAAAAGCCGACCTCCTCACTGTTCAGGGCATTCCCCAGAATCCCGGCGTAGTCTGCCTGATTACCGAAGAAATGCAGGTATCGCCAGTAAATCCAGTGGAACAGCCATACCTTCACCGGATGGGCGAGGATCAGAAGGCTCAAGCACTTAGGAACCATCTTGCGGTTCATGGCGATAGCCTTCAAGGTCTCTCCGGGCGTATCCTCGCGCGTGACGGCGGTGTACTCGCACTTCGAGACAAGTTTTGACAATTTTTCAGCCACATAGTTCGTCAGTCTACGGGTTTTGTATTTCTTGCCGTTAACGTAGAACTCGAAGGGAGCGTTGTCGTCGAGTTGCCCCTGCAACATCGCGGCCCGAGCCTCTGCCCGTTCGTTGGCATTTTGGAATATATTCATTCTGATTAGCTTTCTTTAAAAAAGGGGCGAGCGTCAAAACACCCGCCCCCTTTCGGTGATACTTTGTTCGCTACTTCGACTCGGTGGTCGAAGCTTTGGCAGCACGGCCTGCGACCTGCGATCCATTCTTCCCGATGAAGAGATAGATGTAGTCCTCAGTGTCCTTGTCCTGACTCTTCGTTGCCGAAGCGTTGACGTGGATGTTGAAGAGCTCCGTCGAAGCACCTTCGCCTTGGAAGCGCGAGGAAATCTTGCAGTTCGGGTACACCAGCGAGTCCCAGAAGCCCTCCTCGAAGCGGAGACGTACCATGCAGTTCTCGATGACTGCCAGCTTCTTACCAGCGCCCAGAACCTTGCGGCCCTCAACGAAGGCGCCACTGCCAGCGGTCAGCGAAAGCACGTCCATCTGGAGAAGGTTGGTGCAAATCTCTTCGGCCACGTTTGCGAGGTCGCCCTCGAAGCCGTAGGTGCCGTCGGTGG